CATCACGTATCTCCATAGATGCGGGGCTTTCTGCGTTAGCGTACACAAGCGTGTTGTTCTCACCAAAGATAATCAACAGTCCGTTGTGTGCCGCAATAGCTACGACCTTGTCAAACCCGTTAGGCCACGCCTTAGATACATCAATAGAACCACTAGATCCACCAGAGAAGTCGTGACCAATTAACAGGTCAGACCAGTAGACAGTGTTGTCATCACTAGCGTTACCTACGCACCACACTCGTCCGTAAGCTGCAATGGCTTCGTTAGCGTACTGTGCAGAAGTTACAGATGCACCAGCAACACTGGACATCTTAGTCACTGCACCTAAACTGTTGCTGTACACCAGAGGCTCGTAGCCCCGTTGGAAGAAGTAAGCGTGATCGTTAAAGTTAAATATCTTCCAATCGTTATCAGTAATCGTGTACGACCCCGGAGTAGCGTCAACCAGAGTAGTTGTGCCTGTCATAATCTTGTTGTTACCAGTACTAAAGATAACTTCGTTACCTGCACTGTCGTAAAACTCGTGTATATTGTGCAAGTAGTCAACACCTAAAACAGTGTTGTCTGTGGTAACAACAGCATTACCCTTACGTGAAGCCAACCGACCACGCCTGTCAATGATTGCGTTGTCAGCAATTTCAGCAAAGGACGGATCCTGTGCAATAGGAGAATCCTCTGTGTTGATCCCCTTAAACGCAGGAGCAACTAGGTTAATACTTTGTAGTGGCTGGGCCATACGTACTCCTAGGGGGTATACCAGATGGTTTCGTCAGGGTGCTTCTGTGCATCCATAGCGATGGCATCTGATAAATACTTGTCAGCGATAGCAAAGTACTCAGGGGTAGATGTACCGCCTGTTTCACCTCGCTCACGCGCTAGCAGTGCTACTGCCATGTGAATCACAGGCTGACTAGGAACAGCCAACGTATCTGAGTCACCGGACAGTTCAGTGTTTCTAGTAACAATCTTAGCCTTCAAAGAATACACACCGTCAGGCTTAGGGTACACATCAATCTGTGAGTCACCGCTTCCGTCAACACCATTGAACGTGTAGTACTCAGGTGCTCCAGAGGCAGGTGTATTAATCAAGTACTGCTCGTCAAACCAAGACTGAGGACGGTACTCCATAGTCAAGTTAGACGTATCGTTAATTAGATGCAGGATCTTACCGTAGTCCTGTGAACCTGTGAGTGAGTACGTGTAGTCATCAGCAGCTGTAGTAATCGTAAGGGTTGACCTAAGTTGAGACCAATCCCAAGCATTCTGTACAAAGTTCTTTGCGTCGTTAACAAAGTCACCAACCATCTTACTATACGTGTTAGCGTTAACAGTGGTTACTTCGTCCTCTCGCAAACGTCTAAGGACATTGTTTACTAAATCTAAATATGTCATACTAAGTAGTCCTCAAACAAACCTTTCATTAAATTATTTTTAGTTTGTTGTGCTAAAGCGTCAGCTAAAAAATTAACAACTGGAAATTCTAGTGCAGCAAGCAGCGCTGGGTCGCCCATACCCGGAAGTCCTATGCTCTGTGGTTCAAACATACCACTACCGCCACCCCCACCTGCTGCTCTCATGCCGCCGCCAGTTCCACCTATTTCATCTGGATCTTCTGGGTCTTCAACAATATCAACACCTTCGCCGCCACCAATAACTATCCCAGAGTCAGGAGTTTCAACAATATCAACACCTTCACCGCCACCAATAACTATCCCAGAGTCAGGAGTTTCAACAATATCAACACCTTCACCGCCACCAATAACTATTTCAGAGTCAGGAGTTTCAACAATATCAACACCTTCACCGCCACCAATAACTATTTCAGAGTCAGGAGTTTCAACAATATCAACTCCAGAGTCGCTGACAACACCAGTATCAGTATAATTAAAGCCTTGAGTTGTCTGCGCTGGATCTACAATAATGTCACGATCACGCTCTTCTTCTGCAACACCGCTTCCAATTACAAAACCTCTTACTTCTTCATCAAGACCGCCTAAATCAAGTTGTGATGGGTCTACAATAATTTCACGATCAGGAGTAAACCCTTGTGGGTTAAATTCTAGAGTATCATCTTCGTCTTCTTCGTCTGTACCGCCGGGGATTGGAAAACCAGAAGGCTCAAAGAATCCTTTTACTTGATCGTATATACCAGTAAGAACTAGACCTCCAAGACCACCACCTAGTGTACCTACGACCCAATCCCCAAAACCGCCTAGAGTACTACCCCAACCGGGATCATCTTCATTGCCCTTAAAAACATTATCTACTTTTTCTAAAATGCCTTCGCCAATGCCCTTTATAGTTCCTATTGGATCTGTTTTCATCTTGTCTATAAAGTCACTAATAGAGCCACCAACAGATTCTACAGCATCTGAAATTTCGCCAAGAGTAACGTCAAAAATACCGGGAGGAAGAGGCACACCGGGGATAGCAAGAGGACCGAATACTTTCCAATCTTTCCAAGTCGTTCCCTCGTCAAATATAATCTCTACACCAGCACCCATGTCTCTTTTAATTTGAGCCATGCCGCCTTCAAAAACTGCGTCAATAACTTTTTCTATATTTTGTTCGTTAAAAACTCCTTTAAGTTGGTCAGGCAAAGCATCTAACACAGCGTCAATCGCGTCTACGTTTGATACTGTCTCTGGCTCTGGAAAGTCAGAACGAGGTACAACACTGTAGTAGTAATCCTCAAAGCCCTCAACGTCCATCAGATCACTAACGTCTACAGCTTCTAAGTCTGCTAGCGAGGCGTCTCCTGAACCATATCTACCAAGGACTTCTAAAAACTCACCAACATCTTTTCCTTTTAATTTGTCTTTAAACTCTGTAATAAAGTCCCTAACAAATTTTATCTCAAGAAGCTCCTCACGAATAAGATCAGACGGTATAGTTCCATAATCTGTTTCACCGGGAAAATACTGTTGGGTGTATCCGGGACTTTCTCCAAATTCAGCCATTATTGCTTCCGTCCTTTTAATGCAAGCAGCTTGTCAGCACCACGAATACCAAAGGATGCAGACACAGCCATAAACAGTAGGTACTGATACCAATCAGGTAGCCTGTTAAGCTCTTCAAAGGCAAGACCAATGCGGTCTAGTATTTCCACATCGTTCATCCCAATGCCCCACACAACGGCAACCACAGGCGCTGACAGCAACAAAGTAAACCACTCGTCTTTCCACGAGGTAGCACTGGCAGTTGCCATAAGCTGTTCCCAAGACGCTGTGTTTTTGATAACTTCCAGCTTGGCGTGATGCACTGCATTCTTTTCTTCAGCCCTGTTTTTAATTAACTGGCCTAGAAGTGTTGCAATTGGCGATATGATTGCTTGCCACATAAGTTATCGCACCATGTAAACAACAAGGGATGCACACGCACTTACAGCAACCCAGAAGAATCGCTCTGCGTTTTTAACGGAACTTGAGTTAGCTAATACAGCCCCCTCTAGCTCCCGTATGTCATCCTCCTGATCGTCTAGTCTTTTCTCGTGTCTATCCATGCGCTTGAAAGCAGACAACAGCTGCTCTTCCACACGGGCAATCTGAGATACCGCTTCAGTTAGCTTGTCGAGCTTTTGCTCAATGCGGTCAAGCCTGTTATCCATCATAACTGTGCTTCCTGCGCCGTTCATGTTACAGAGTCGCCGCCAGTTCAAACAGAGCGTCCATCTCTACATCAGTCATACCCAGTGCAGAAGCCATAGTTGCAACCCAAGGTGACATACGCTCAACAACAGATCCGTACTGCCACTCAATAGATACCTTGGTTTTGTCAGGCTCTGGGATCAACGCAATAGCATCTTCAATTAGCTGTAGCTTCCCTGCTTGAGCCAGTGCTAGTCGTGCCTGACGCATAGTTACTGATGTGCGAGGACGCTTCCATTCTTTAATAGCAAGTTCTAATTCTTCTGGTGTACGCTTTGCCATTAGATAATCCTCACTTTAAGATTGTAGTCACCAAGGCTAGTTAGCTTTACGGTAGTACTAGTAGGGAAATCCCAGTTGTAGTCAGTACCTAGTACAGCACCTTGGTTTAGTGCGTTAGCGTCGTAGTTAATAGATACGCCATCAGACGTAGGCGAGGTGCTAGTAGCGTTGGCGTTTTTCAGTGCAATCATAAAATCTAAAGAGTTAGCTAGAGTTAAATGATTAGCATCTGATACAGCACCAAACTGTGTGCCTGTCATTCTATTGACAGATACGGACAATGCTTGCTTTAAAGCGCCTACTTCTGAGTTAGTAGTAGCTGAAGCCCACGTCTCTGAACCATAAGTTGCGTTGCTGTTGTACTCCCACGTACCACTGTTGTTACGGGCAATAGAACGTTCGCCGTTAGTGTTATCAATTACTTTCCATGTAACGTGGTCATCCGTTGAGTAAGCGTAGTACACCTCTCCCGTGCCAACAGACTCAGTAGCTGTAGTGCTGTTAACATCAGCCCAGAACGTAGAGTCAATCTGTCCGCCACTGTTAGTTACAGCAACAGCGTAGTCAGAAGAGTAAACTACGGGAGTTGAGACAAGGGTGGAACCTACGTTGTATTGGAAAACTGAGTCGTTACTATTACCAAGAACGTACATCTTAGTACCATCAGAGTTAAAAGCTACTGCCGTCGCGACCGCGGCTTGGCTGCCAATATAAAAACTAACTGAGTCGTAACTAGCTGTACTTAAATCAAAAGCGGTGCTAAGGCTGTATTGGTAAACTGAGTCGCTAGCAGTGCCAACTACGTACATCTTAGTGCCGTTAGGGTTAAAAATTATTCCATAAGGAGTTACCTCTTGACCAGAAACACTAAGGCTAACACTGGTGTAGCTAGCAGTGCTTAAATCAAAAGCAGTAGAAAGGCTATATTGGTAAACTGAGTCGTTAACATTACCAGATATGTACATCTTAGTGCCATCGTTGTTAAAAGCAATACTCAAAGGAGTTCCATCTTGACCAGCAACACTGAAGCTAACTGAGTCGTAACTAGCTGTACTTAAATCAAAACCAGTAGAAAGACTGTATTGGTAAACTGAATTGCTATTATCGCCAACCATGTACATCTTCGTACCGTTAGTGTTAAAAGCTACTGCATAAGGGTCTGTATCTTGACTGTTAACATTAAAGCTGACTGAATCGTAACTAGCTGTGGTTGCATCAAAAGCAGTACTAAGCGTGTATTGAAAAACAGACTTGTTAGCAAAACCAAGAACGTACATTTTAGTGCCGTCAGTATTAAAATTAAAATGCAGAGGCACTGTGTCTTGACTAGCAACACTAAAGTTATTTCCGCTGTACTGAACAGTTTTTATACTAAAGCCGCCGCCCATTCCGTACTCGTAAACTGAGTCGTTACCATCACCAACTATGTACATCTTGGATCCGTCATTGTTAAATGCTATTCCTTGCGGAGTCGCGTCTTGACCAGCAACACTAAGACTAACAGAGTCGTAACTAGCTGTACTTAAGTCAAAGGCAGTGCTTAAGGTGTATTGGTAAACTGAGTCGTTAACATTACCAACAATGTACATCTTAGTGCCACTAGTGTTGAAAGCTAATGACACCGTGGCACCATCTTGAGTAGAAGCATTAAAGCTAACACTATCGTAACTAGCAGTACTTAAGTCAAAGGCAGTGCTTAAGGTGTACTGAAAAACTGAGTCGTTAATAGCACCAACCATGTACATCTTGGTTCCGTCAGAGTTAAAAGCTAATCCATAAGGAGATGTGTCTTGACTAGAAAAATTAAAGCTAACACTATCGTAACTAGCAGTGCTTAGGTCAAAAGCGGTGCTGAGGCTGTATTGGTAAACTGAGTCGTTACCAAGACCAAGAATGTACATCTTAGTGCCATCAGTGTTAAAGGTTAAATCAACAGGAGCTGTGTCTTGACTAGCAACACTAAAGCTAACAGAGTCGTAACTAGCTGTGGTTACATCAAAAGCAGTGCTTAAGGTATACTGGTAAACTGCATCGCTAGCAACACCAATTAAGTACATTTTAGTGCCGTCAGTGTTAAAAGCTACTTCTTTTGGGTTTGTTTCTTGACTAGAAACATTAAAGCTATTACCTGTGTAATCCGCCGCTTTTAAGTTAAACCGGGGGTCTAGGGAGTATTCAAAAACTGATCTGTTAGTAAAACCAATAATGTACATCTTAGTGTAGTCAGCGTTAAAAACTACTCCGCCCGGAGATGTGTCTTGACCAGCAACACTAAGGCTTACACTGTCGTAACTTGCTGTGCTTAGGTCAAAAGCAGTGCTTAAACTATATTGGTAAACTGTGTCGTTAATAGCACCAACTATGTACATCTTGGTTCCGTTAAAGTTAAAAGCTAATTCATATGGACCTGTGTCTTGGCTAGCAACGCTAAAGCTAACACTATCGTAACTAGCTGTGGTTACATCAAAAGCGGTACTAAGACTATATTGGAATACGCTGTCGTTAGTATTACCAACAACGTACATCTTAGTGCCATCATTGTTAAAAGCTAACCCAGTTGGAAATGTCTCTTGACTAACAACACTAAAACTAACTGAGTCGTAACTAGCAGTGCTTAGGTCAAAAGCAGTACTTAGGCTATATTGGTAAACTGATTTGTTACCATTACCAGCAACGTACATCTTAGTACCATCAGAGTTAAAAGCTAATGCATAAGGAGCTGTTTCTTGACCAGCAACACTAAAGCTAACACTATCGTAACTAGCTGTGGTTACATCAAAAGCGGTACTAAGACTATATTGGAATACGCTGTCGTTAGAAAAACCAAGAATGTACATCTTAGTTCCGTCAGTATTAAAGGCTATTTTTAATGGAATTGTGTCTTGGCTAGAAACACTAAAGCTAGACCCTGTGTAAACAGTATTTCTAAAGTCATACACAAATCCGCCTTCTTCTTCTGCACCAGCAGACAAAGCAAACCCTGTTGCGTCTCCGTCAACAACAATTTCTTTGAGTGTCCAACTACCCGACGCAATAGCAGATGTGTCAGTAAAATTAGTTAGCAGGTTGTAGTCACCGCTTGTATTAAGAATTACAGCAGTACCTCCGTTACCACTTACGATCTTACCTACGTCGTCAGCAGCAAAAGAACCAGTACCAAGTGTAAACGTACCGTCAGCGGAAGCGTCACTAGGGGTCAACGTTGTTGAGTAAGCTGAGTCTTCAAGGTCGTAGTTAGCACCGTCAGAAGCTACGTCCCAAGTGTTGTTTGTCAAGCCCGGTTGAGGAACCTCTTTAGTTACAGATACAACAGGCACACCAGACGTAATAGCACTAGACAACGTAATCGTAGATGTCTCACCGTTAGTGTACGTCTTGGTTTGAGTAGCCTTTTCTACGGATACGTGTTGATTAACAGACGATGCACTAATAAACGCATCAGGCACAGTAGCCCACGTTACAGCAGCAGTAAGGTCGTTGACCTCTGAAATCAATGGAATCGTAGCTGCAACGTAATCAATAACAGCAGCGTTCGTAGGAATCTGATCATCTACATCAGAAAAGGTTTCAGACGATAGTGTTACTGCTCCAGCGTCAATGTCAGTAAACGCTACGCTAGTTAAGTAACCTTGTGTGCTGTGGTCGCCCCAGCCGTACGCAGTGTCCCAGTTAGCAATGTTTAAGTTAGAGCCTGTGACAGCACCTGAGAACGTGCCTGTAGTGCCTGACACGGCTCCAGAAAACGTACCTGTAGTGCCTGAAACAGCCGCTGGTGTAGCTCCACCAATTACAGTGCCGTCAATAGAGCCACCGTCAATGTTAGCCGTAGTGGCCGTCAGAGAACTAAATGTACCCGCAGCAGGTGTAGTGCCACCAATAGTTGCGTTATCTACAGTACCACCGTCAATATCAGCAGTTGTTGCTACTAACGATGTAAACGTACCTGCGGCTGGTGTAGACCCACCAACAACAGCGTTGTCTACAGTACCGCCGTTGATGTCTGCTGTGGTAGCAACAAGAGAACTAAACGTACCAGCGCCAGCCGACGAACCACCAATGGTAACTCCGTCTACAGTACCGCCGTTTATGTCTGCTGTAGTAGCGGTGAGTGAGCTAAACGTACCAGCACCAGCCGACGAACCACCAATAGTTACACCATCGATAGTGCCGCCGTTAATGTCAGCGGTTGTAACAGCGCCTAAATTAGAAACTGTAGCAGAGCTAAAGTTTACTGTGCCTGTTGCCGTAAGATCAGCAAAGGTTGCTTCACCAGTAAACGTAGGTGCTGACAGATCAGACTTAGTAGCAACAGCTACAGCAATAGCACTAAATTCAGTATCGAACTCTGAGCCACGGATAACCTTATTAGCGTCACCCTGCGGCAAAGAGTCCTTAGCAGTAAAATTTGTAGATTTTACGTAGTTAGACATAAGGCTTTCCTATCCGTTATATATCTTTTATTTAAAGACTCGTACACAAGCGCTTAAATAAAAGGGGGCCATTGCGACCCCCGTAGAGTTTTACTCGTCGCAGACAGCGAGGATGAATCCTGCTTCGGGACGGTAAGTTTCGACACCGTACAGCGTGTCAGACGTAAACAGCGTAGACAGGTATTCCTGCTTGTACTGAGTCTGAGAACGTACAGCGAGTTGCTCTGCCATTACCAAGGCATCCTTGTGGAAGAACAAGCAACCACGAGTATCAGCGGTAGACGCAGTGTTCTGAGCAGCAACTTCTAGTACAGGAGCGTTGCTAGACACGTAGATGTCTACACCGTACAAGTTACCAATCAGACCTGACTCAACGCCACGGCCACCAACAAAGTCGGAAGACACGTAACGATCAATGCCCATGATTGACTTGCGTGACGCAGGAGGAATTACGAGAACTCGTCCGTCCATAGGTACGTCAGCATCGTCCATCAGCTTGATAGCTTCACGGAAGCCGAGGTCAGTAAAGTTGTCACCAGACGTTACAGTGTCAACAGCGTACGTAGCAAGGCCAGCAGCGGCATTGAAGTAGTAGCTGTTGCTGTTTACCCAGTTAGCGCCAGTGTTAGCAGGAGCTTGGGTACGAGTACCGTCACCAAAACCAGTAGCAGCGTTGATGAGGTCAGTGTCAACTTTCAGAGCCAGCTGATAACCAGCGTCTTCAGTGTAGAACTGTCGCAGAGAGGACAGAGCCTGTACTTCTACGATGTCTTCGATCAGACGCGAGTACTCAAAGTGACGGTCTACAGTGATCGTCAGTTCTGACTCAAGGTTTGCCTGAATGGTTACTGCAGTTGCTTCTGCCTTAGCAGAGGCGGCACCACGAGTAGGCTTAGGGATGTGGATTACATCGCCTTTCTTGCCTGTCATAGACATACGCTTAACAAGCGGAGCCATCTTCAGGTTCTTTTGATATGCAGCAATAATTTCATCCGACCAAATTTCGGGGATAAAAGTACCCGCTGCTGTTTTGTCTACTACAGCATTCGCTGTAAAATATGCACCAGAGGTTTCACCAGCCATTTTAATTCTCCTTTAGGCTATTTAACTCGACCCTCTGCGTATGCTTTAAAGATTTCATCAGATAAAGCTTGATAACGTTCTGGGTCGGTACGCATAAGTTTAATAATGTCAGCACGACGATAAACTTTCTTACGTGACCCCTCCCCTGTTCCACGAGCGTTGCCTGTGGTAGCAGACCTTACGGCATCTTTACGAGCTGCTCTTTCAGCTTGAGCTGTTTGCTGTACTACTTGGTTCTTCTCTTTCCAGAGTGAGAACAGTTCGTGAGCAGAATCGTAATCGTACCCTTGGTCAGCCCTAACAAACAACTGTGTTCGGACTTTTGACCCCTTGATCCACTCTGCAAACTTAGGGTCTTGCAATATCTGTTCCATGTCTGGATGCTCAGATTTTAACTGTGCAAGAGTAGCCTGTTGTTTTGCTTGTTGTGTGTAAGCTTCCGCTTCTTTGATCTTAGGGTGGTTGTCTATTGCTCGACTAACAGCGGTTTTGGGATCAACAAAGAAATCAACATCATCTTCATCGTCAAATTGTTGCTGTTGTTGAGGTGCTTGTTGTGCGTTGAGTTGTGTCTGGATGTAATCATCAACAACTTTTCGTAACTCGCCAACTTCCGTACTCTGTTTACCTGAGAACTTTTCAAGCTCTTGGTGCATCTGTACGAGTTCTTCGACAGATTTACCTTGGTACTTTTCTGGGACTTCAGGCTGTTGTACAGGTTGTTCCTCTTCGTGAGGAGTCTCTACGGTGTCCTGTGTGTCGAGTTGATCTGTTGTTTCTAGTTCCTCTTCCTGACGCTCATCAATTAGTGTCGCTCTTGACATTCTAAACTTACCCCGCCTATCATTAGGTTATGGAGAAATAAAATGGGAGTTGCCTCTATTGAGATTCCCTCGTAGTTTTCCCAGCTTTCTCGTGTTCACGTACCCACTTCATGTGCCTGCCGGGGAAATCCCCAGAGGATCCATCTAGGATATGTTGAGTAGCTGAGACAATTTTTGTAGCGTTGGCCCCACACCCGCACCTACTGGATGTAGTATTACCGTCTACAAAATCTTCAAAAGTGTGTCCGTTTGTACAACGAAAATCAAATACTTTAATCATTATTGTTGTTAAGCTCGTCGTAATTAGTATTTGTTGCGGCTTCTAAGTTTAAAAGATAAGCTAATACATTCAGTTGTCCTTTACGTACATATAAATCATTAGCATCTTTAGTAGCTTCAACACTGTTAATCACTAAAGCATTTTGTTTTAACTCTTCAATTAGCTGTTTCCAACCATCAGTAGAAAACAGGGTGAAGTAGTTATCGTAGTACTGCTGTGTTTCTTGATCCACGCGAGGCCCTCTAGGTTATCTCTATAGAACTATAAATACTATTATACCATATTTTTATAACTTTGTCAAGAGTTATTTACTCTTTTTGGTACTTTTACGCCTGCGTCCAGAAGCAGTGACCGCGTGTTGAATTCTAGCTGGACCTGTTTTACGCCGGGATGATGAGGCTTTTTCACCTTTTGTCATCTTAGCAGCCACAGCCTTGGGTCTACACGAAGGGTACGGACGCTTAGACTTAGTAGCAGACTTGCGTCCACAAGGCTTCCCGGTCTTTACGTCAACCCATTCTTCTTTAAACCACTTCTTGAGAGCAGCCCCTTTTTTACTTTTTCTTACGGCCACTTTTGTTACCCCAGTTCTTAGCGCCTACCTTGCGGCACTTAGCTACGGCACCAGATGCATACGCAGAAGGCCACACCTTGTAACGGGCCTTGACTTTTTTTGCACACGCATCGTTAGCTTTCTTTTTCTTAGGCACTTCAGTAACCTTTAGCCTTTTTTACTTTTTTACCTGTACGTTTTGCAGCAGCTTTAGCTTTTGCTTTACCTTTAGCTGTATAAGGGAACTTCTTTTTTCCGACCATTGGCATAACTATCTCCTTACCATTTTACTTTATTTGCCCAATATGCCGCAGACATTTTGCCTTTAGCTATATTCTTTGCGTGACGAGCTTTAAATGATGCTCGTTTCTTTTTCATCTTGTCGCCTTCACCCGCTTTAGGTTTGCCAGCAGTCTTAGCACCTTGCTCACCAAAACGAATAGTCTTTACTTTGTCACCTTCTTTGGCAACAACTACATGAGATTTTTTAGGATGACTAGGAGTCCTCTTTGGTTTGTTGAACCCGCTTACTCCCGCCCTTGCTAGTCGTGGATCTTTTTTCTGTGGCATTAATTTTGTCCTCCAGTTCCTTGACCCGGTTCTCCAGTAAGTCCAATTTGTCGAACTGGTCTTTGAACGCTTGGTTGATTTGGTCTAGAAAGCTGTTCATTTCGGTTTGTGTCATTAGCACGACTAGGCGCTCCTTTTCTAACTTGGTTGTTAATGTTTTTTTCTTTGAGTGCAACTTCAGCAATTCTCATGCGACGTTCAAACTCTTTGTCATCTTCGTCGCCTTCTTTAAGGTTTCTGGTAATTGCTTCAATTTTATCAATCTCAAGTTCTTGTGGTGCCAGCTGAGTTTCAACTGTAAGTTTACCTGCCCTTGCTTGAAACTCTGCAGCTTGCCCTTGTAATGCTGCTGTTTGTGCTTCTTGAAATTGTAGTTGTGCTTGTTGAGCAGCCATAGCCATTTGTTGTGCCTGTGGACCAGGCTGTGCTGCCTTCTGCATCGCTGCAATAAGCTCCTCACGGTTACTAAGATTCATGTTGTCAATGATGCTCTGAATCAACACAGGATACAAAGGACTGTCTTGCTGCATAGTCTGCAAAAGCTGTACCAACTGAGTAACCTCGTACTCACGAGCAATAATACCCAAAGTGCTCGTAGCGTTAAACTTGTAGTCAGCCACGGGGTAGTTTTCAGGATCAAACTGCATATACCTGTGTGCAGCTTTAGTAACAAAAGGTAACAGGAACGACTGCTGGAAGTTAATTAATGTGCGCTTGTGACGCTTAATGATAGCGCCAAGAGACATACTTATGCCTGCTGCTGTGGCTTCTCCGTTAACCTGTCCAGCAATGCCAGCGGAGTCAACGGCTCCTGTAGCCTGCTGTACCATTTGCTGAAGCGCCGCAGCTTGTGCAAAAGTAATTTGATTAACTTGTCCAAAGTTAAACGGTTGAAGTACTTCACGAGGATCTCCGTTAGTTAGAATCATCTTGCCCGGACGTACCTCTGGTTTAGCACCACGAGGAAGCCGTGTAGCATCGATAGCCATCATTGGATGAATCGTAAGACTTAGTGCGTCGATACGTGCGCGTAGCTCAGTGTCCAACGCCTTCTGGCTGTTGTAGCCTTTTTCACACACGCCACGACCCCAAAAACGTCCCGGTACTACGTCCCAAGGAAACGCAACTACTGGGCGATCACCCATCATGTACGGGTTAGCTTCAGCCTTCAAAAGCGTACCGCCGTTAGCAATAACTACAATAGCCTCGACGTACATGGAGTTTGATTCTACGTCTACGCCTTCAGCTTCAAGTAACTCACGAGGCACAAGACCGTAGTACTTCGTAAGGCGTACTTTGTCATCGTTGTAAATCGTCAGGTCTTGATCTGGCTCTAGGTCTGTGTCAGGAGCTGCTGATTCAATCAGTCCCTCACGGTACACCCCTTGTTCCTGCAGAAGCTCTACAGAGTGCTTAGATACAAACTCGTCGATAGCCACACCCATAGCGTCTTCAATAGACGTAGCTACGGGATCAATCAGGAAGTTCTGGGGTAGTACAGGCTTGAGCTTAACAACAATCCTATCCGTAATGTTAACGCCCACAGCCGTGAGATCCCCACCCATAATGGGTTGAGTCGCTGGAGCCATCTCTTTAATCTCTTCAAGGACCACCTCCCCAATACCTATGCCAAACACAGCAGCGTTAATCAAACACTCTGCTACTGCTTTACGCACTTTACAAGACTCAAAGTCTTCTGTTAGTTTGTTACGCAAGTACTGAACGTCTTGCTTTTGTGGATCGTTCATGTCATCAGCAATGTCGAACCACTTACCTCTACCAAACGTAGCTTCTTCTAGTTCTGCTACGTTAGACTCTACAGCCTGCTGAAGCGCAGGAGAGATAATACGAGAACGCTCTGAAGCTCTTTCGGAGTCAACAGGATCCCACTGACCTCGCCATAGCCTATAGTATTCTTCAAACTTTTCTTCGTAGTTTGACTCATAGTAATCTCTCCAATCTTCACACTTGGTGATTACCCATTCTTCCAGAGACTCCTGAATCATCAGGGGGTCTGGACTATAAATTGATTCTGCCATAGTATTATCCTTAGATTATCGCTACGCTGTAACCTAGTGTAAAAAACACTATGGCAGAAATAGCGTAGATGCCGTATGTGTTAAACTTTCTAAAAACCATTAGTACCCTGCCACTACGTCTAGTATTTCGTGATCGTCAATTTCAAAGTCATAGTGGTACGCAACTTGTGCTAACTGATCTACGTAGGCTAGTGCGTCCACTAAGTCATCGTGGGTCAGTGGATCTGGAAACTGAAACAACTGGTCTAAGAATCTGTTGTTCCACTCACCCTTGTTTATAGATACGTAACCGTTTTCAAAGCGTCCTTGTAAAGCCCACATAACCCTGTCAGTCTTTTTCTTGTTACCGTGGGTTAACTCTTCGACACGGAAGAACGTACCGTACCGCTTCTGTAGGTCCATCAGGGGACTCATAACCGCCTGCTTTGCTATCCCTCTTTCAATACCAACGCTAATGGGTCTGTAGTCTCTAACGGCCTGAAATATCTTGGTGGCAGTCTCGTCAAGGCTCCACCGCCCATGTATAATGTTATCAACGTACCAACCATCAGGACTAACTTTAACAACAGCGATTGCGGTTTCATCTAGTTTTGTATTCTTCGTCCGTTTTTTGTTTACTTCTTCAAAGCCAGCTAAGTCAACAGCTATGTAGTAATCTCCAACTTCCGGTTCTTCTCCGTAGTGGACCCAATCTTCTTTAAACATTTCGGAGCCTCTTGCTTCAAATGAGGCCATGAACTCTTGTCTAAAGGCGTAACTCGACATGGACTTCTTTGCCGTGTTAATTTCGTTAGGGTCGAGGATGGGGTTGTCATAACTGGTAAAGTGCCACCCCTTGTAAGTTTCATCGTCACCTAGCTCCGCAAGTTTGTACAGTTCGTAGAAGTGGTTTCTACCCATAGGCGTGCCTATGAACATCGCTGATCCTTTTTGGTCAGCTAGTGCTGGACGGAGGATCTGCTCCCATACGTCAGGCTTCATGTCTGCGTACTCGTCCATCACGAGAAACTTCAAGGACACACCACGCATTGTCTCTGGCCTATCGGCTCCCTTGAGACTGATCGTGGCCCCGTTGACCAGCTTGATCTGCAGGTTGTTAATGTGGCTACCTGCTATCACAGGGTGT